ATAAATTGTTGAGAAGTGTGCCCGTCAAATCAACCCGTTTATTAATGAAGGAGTCTCTGTCATCTGCTTTTACCCATTCAAATTTTGCTTGAAATAATTTATTTGCCATGTAGCCCAAGAAGTATATTTTTTGTGTTAAATTATGACAATGCGGAAATAAGTCATTGTTTAATATGTCTAGCGTAAACTCATGTTTCTTTTTTAATCCAGTTTCTTTGTCCATATTTATTGGCGTATACATCACATATGCGGTAATAAATTTTATTGCGTCTTGCTGAGTCATTATTTTATTAGAATCAATAATTGATCCTTGCAACGCCTCAAGAATTGGTTGATGTTTTACACTATCAATGTTCAAAAGAATCTTTTCGCAAATTTCTTTGTCGGATACAACGCCAAGTGCTCTAAATACAACAAACAATGGGATCGGTTGTTTAACTCTAGGTATTTGAACAAAGACAGGGTATCCAAATCCATTATTTTTTGAAGATAACATTAGGTTGATTTGTTTTGGTGAAATGCATTTAAAATCCGGGACAGATTTTATTTCTGCGCTCCAACTATATTTGCTCTGATTTTTTGATACATTGAAACAATATACTTTGTTTTCAGCAGCTCTTTCTTGCCCAAGAACAGTCTTTTCAGAACCATTTATAATAAAATATCCACCTGCATCGTATTTGCATTCGCCGGTGTGAGTATTCTCTACGTGTTTGTATTGATTTAAAACACAAATGCTTGACTTTAGCATAATTGGCAGTTTACCAATGTGGATTTTTGGCAGTGTTTTATGTAGCGTTTGCGCATTTTCCAAATTTTCACCATTTCGAATGACATATTTGATATTTATATCAATTGTCATTGCAGATGCGTATGTAAAATTTCTTAAACGTGCTTCTTGTGGAAACATTAGCTTAATCGCACCATTGTTTTCGTGAATTTGAGGCCTATAAATATGAAAATTTTCAAAAGTGATAAAGATTTCTAATGAATATTTACCAGATTTTGGATCATAATCTTGTTCTGACGCAATATGAAGAGGATTGAACATTTCGATAGTTTTTATTATTTGATGACCAACAAAATTATTGTAGGATTCAAGTTGATGTCTTACCAGTCTATCCAAATGTTGACCCTTGAAATAAGACTCGATAATATCCCATGGTTGTTCAATATAATTATCAACATCTATTTCATTCATTTGCGGTATTTTTGCTTGTGTTGAATTCATTTTCGAGTTATTTAATATTTCAATTAATTTTTAAATTGTTTTCATAATCATTATAACTGCGAAATCTAAATGTGCTATTATTAGATACAAGAAATAAAATAATATAAATGAAGTATATTATAAATTACAATGAAGACAAGTAGAGAAAGGCGGATTTTTTCGCCGACAAGAATTAATAATTATAATAATTTTTTGAAAAATCTAGATGATAAATCTGGCATTTTTATAATACGTAAACCATTTGAAGAAGAGGGAAAGAGAGAAAAGGAAAAAGGAGAAGAGGAGACAAAGAAAGACACAGAACTAGAGAGAAAAAAACAAATGCAAATGCAAAATATTTTGAAACTATTGAATGAAGCGTTCAAAACTTATAATACGCCATTTTTTACTGGCTTTATAAGTCAAGATAATAAAGCTATCCACAATCCTGATAGTTTTTATTCTGAGACAAAAAAGTCTATTCCTGTAAAAAAAGAAACAAATAAAGTTGTTTATACTGGACCAAAGGAAAAAAAAGATATTTTTATTGAAGTGAATAATGTTTCTGATTTATTAAAACTAGTAGAAGACTACAAAATGGACGAAAAAGTTGAATACAATATTAATCTTGAACTTCTTCATAACATTAAAGAACCTTTGCACGAGTTAAACAATATGATTGGCATGGCTGACCTTAAAGAAAATATTGTTGATCAAATTTTATACTTTTCCCAGAATCTTCATAAAAGCATTAATGGTACTGAAAGTTCAGGTGATTATATGCACACAGTTATTTATGGTCCGCCAGGAACTGGTAAAACAGAGGTTGCCAAAATAATGGGTAAAATTTATAGCAAAATGGGAATATTAAAAAAGGGTAACTTTAAAAAAGTGACAAGAAGCGATCTAATAGCTGGGTATTTAGGGCAAACTGCAATAAAAACAAAAGACGTTATAAATGAATGCCTTGGTGGCGTGCTGTTTATAGATGAAGCGTATTCTTTGGGAAACACTGAAAAAAAAGATAGTTTTTCAAAAGAATGCATAGACACACTTTGCGAAGCATTAAGCGCACATAAAGATAACTTAATGGTAATTATTGCCGGATACGAGAATGAGTTGAAGGATTGTTTTTTTACATACAATCAAGGTCTTGATTCTAGATTTACGTGGCGATTTAAAACGGAAGAATACAAGGCAAAAGAACTTTATGAAATTTTTATAAAGAAAGTTAATGATATTGGTTGGTCTATTGATAAAAACTCGGAAAAAAATATTGACGTTGCTTGGTTTGAAAAAAAACTGGCATATTTTAAATATTTTGGAAGAGATGTTGAAATTTTTTTATCAAAAGTTAAAATTTCGCATGGAAGACGTGTTTTCTGTAAAGCAGGTTCAGAAAAAACAAAAATAATAATGGAGGATTTAGAGAAAGGGTTTGCTATGTATTTAAAAAATGATGAAGTCAAAAAACGCAATGAAGAGGCGCACATTAAATTTGCGCTATCTTCAATGTATCTTTAGTGTGTTTCTTTTCAAAAAATGTTTTTGGTCAATAATATAATAAATATGTCAAAAACAATACAGATAAATCCATCATTATTTAATGTTGGAGGTAGTTTATCAAAAACAAAAAAGGTACGAGAAAAAAAACAAAAACCAACCATTACTCCTCTGATAACTCCTAATGCATTAAAAAACAAATTGTTGAAGCGCATAAAAGACCATAAGAAGGAAGAAATTAAAAATTTGGAGGATAAAAAACCTGGTAATGATCTTAATATTTACACAGACGAGTTTAATGACTCTATAGAGTATTTAAAAAATTTATCAACGTTTAAAAAAAATCAAGATTTGCAAAATAAAAAAACTTTGAAAAATCATTCTCTTTTAAAAGAGACACCGCTAGTTCATTTAGAATTTCCCGATACTTTGAAAGAAGAACTTATTATTATTGCAAAAAAGGAAGAACCGCCTGTCATCAAAACTAACTATACACCCGATCCTCCTTATGGGTGTTTAAAAGGTGGAAGCAAACCCACTTTTCGTTCCTGGAATTCAACTCAAAAAAATTATTCAAGTTCATTTGAAAGTCCTAGTCTATCCATTGTTATTCCTGAAAATCCTATGATCAAACACGATACTGATCGAGAAAAGCGACTTGCTGCGTTACAAGAAAAAATTAAAATGAAACAAAATGAAAAAGTAACAGACAATATTGTAATGAATAAAAACTTAATACAAATGAATGCAGGACAAAAAAATGTAGGCCTGCCTATTTTACCCGAAACCATTCAAATTCCACCAGTTTTAAATTTAAATTTAGATGAAAGATCAAATGCTAATCTTCAAAATGCAAGCTCTTCCATAATGGAAGAAGAAGACGCATCTTCAAGACGTTTATTAAAAAAAACAATTCATAGAAAGTATACTATTGGTAAATCTAAAATACACAATCGTGTTGGAATACTTATAAAAGATAGAAATACCAGAAAGAATGTTTTAGCTGCTCAAAGAGAGTTGAAGAAAAAGCCAATTAATGATGTCAAACTTTATTTACGAGATCATGCATTACTTAAAGCCGGTAGTAATGCGCCAAACGATGTTGTGCGTAAAATATATGAGTCTGCGATGTTGGCCGGGGAAATAACAAACAACAATAAGGATACGTTATTGCATAATTTTTTGAAAGAAAAAGATGCGGAATAAAGATTTGTAATAAAAATTTAGTGTAGCATTAGATTAGTATGGAAACTACTAAAAATAGATTACCTGAAAAAATTTCAAATTTTTTTAATAATTTAAGCGATGTTCTTGATACAAAATTATTATTTTTTGGTAGTGTGCAACGCAATGATTATTTTCCTGGAAATAGTGATATTGATGTAGACGTATTTACAGACAATGTTAAAAGCACAATTACAAAAATGCAATATTACTTACATTTGAGCAAAGCCGAGTTTAAACGATTTGTTTGGCATTTGAACGATAAAAATAAGACTTTAGCAAAAGGATATAAAGTAATGTATAGAAGCCCGGACGGGACTTTTTCTGCAGAGTTTTCAATTTATAATCAGAAATTTAAACAAAGTATTTTAGATGAGCATCTTCATAAAACAAGTTTGCCTTTTTATGCGTCTTGGATGCTTGTTATCCTAAAATTTTTATATTATAAACTTAATTTAATGGATAAAAAAACTTTTGGCTTTTTGAAAAAAAAAATTATGACTTTTATGATTGGCCTCCCAGATGACCAATTTGTAGTTCTTGACTCAAAACACGTGCAAAATAAAAAAGACAACTATTCAGCGTATGATGTTTTATAAATACATTTAAAAAGTAAATCATATCTTACATTAATAGGTGTAAGATATGGCATTAGTAAAAGAATACTTTGACTTGACAAAAAAATATATGGATGAATATGGCGAAAACACAATATTGCTCATGCAAGTCGGATCGTTTTTTGAAGTATACGGCAAGCGCCTTAGAGAGACAGATGAATATAACGGAAGTAAAATACTAGAATTTTCCAAGATTTGCGATTTTAATATTACCGAAAAAAATGTTTATCTCGGAAAAGAACAAGTTTATATGGCCGGATTTAAAGATGTTGCAATTGATAAGCATTTAAAAAAAATTCAGGCGGCTGGTTTTACTGCGGTTGTTTACACACAAGACGAACAAGCAAAAAATACTACACGTAGTCTTGTTGGAATTTTCTCTCCAGGAACCTATTTTTCTTTGGAATCAGACAAAATAACAAACAACACATGCTGCGTCTGGGTCGATTTTATCGAAAATAAGTCGGGCATTATAAAAGGCAAACATGTTGTCGTTGGCGTTTCAAATATAGATATTTATACTGGAAAAACGTCCATGTTTCAATTCAAAGAAACTTATATTAATAATCCTACTACATATGATGAACTAGAGAGATTTATTTCTATTTATAACCCATCAGAAGTAATTTTTATTTCTAATTTACCTTGCGATGAAATTGGCAAGGTAATTAAATATGCTAATATCCAGGCTAAAATAGTCCATACAATACCTTTAGTTTCTTACGACGAAAATAATAAAGTAAAAAATGCGCTACGTTGCGAAAAGCAAGTATATCAAAAAGAAATTCTTGAACGATTTTATAAAAATATTGACTATTCCGTATTTATGCAAAATTTTTATGAGAATCATATTGCAAGTCAATCATTTTGCTATCTTTTAGATTTTATTTATCAACACAACCCACATTTGGTTCATAAAATAAGCGAACCTTGTTTTGAAAATTATTCGGATCGTCTAGTACTGGCAAATCATTCGCTCAAACAGCTCAACATAATTGATGATAATAACTACAATGGCAAATATTCTTCAGTATTGAAAATGTTAAACTTGTGCATTACATCAATGGGAAAGAGAAAATTTGCTCAACAAT